TGTTTTCAATCCTCTTCTGGATTTCACCGATGCGGGTTTCTACCGCATCGCCAAGAAAGTCATAGGTGGGGAGATCGAAGTCAAATCCACCCCCGCCAGCACCGCCAGCACCGCCGCCCGATCCGGCATTGCTGTTCGAGGGAAGTACATTCAACTCGTCAAATCCGGCGATGTATTTCTTCAACTCTTTAGCTGACCCGGCAGCGCTTCCGAGATTATCTGCCACCGCTCCCGTGCCGGATGCGAGTTTCCCAACGCTTGAATAATCAACATCGGTCAAAGTAAAACCGAGAAGATTTGCGATAGCGTTTGCAATCTCTCGAATAGCTTTAACTACGGCAATCGCATAAGGAAGGATGGCGTTCAGAGCCGGAATGAAGATGTTACCGATAGCTCGTGCGGCCTGTGTAAGCTGTGCCTGCAAGATACGAAGCTGGTTTGCGGGAGCTTGCAGTGTTCTAGCCATATCGCCTTGGGCGGTCGTTACCTGAGTCATAATGGCGTAGTATCTCAACTCGGCCTTTTCCGCTTGCGTCATGTTTGCGACACTTTCCTTAATACCAAGGTTCAAAGCGGTCTGTTCCAATCGTGCCTGCGACAAATCGTAGCCCAAGCGCCGCAGAGGTTCCAGCTCGCCGGAAATACCAGACTGTAACTTCTGCATAGCGTCTTCAATGGGAATGTTGAAGAAAGAAGAAAGGTCATAACCCAACTGCGTCAGGTTTCGGCTCATGAGCTGCGCTCGTTCTGCTGTGTCACCGAAGCCAGTCAGCAGTGTGTTGAAAACGCCCTGATTGCGAAGCCACTGCGCCGGGTCAATACCCAAAACCTCGGACACCTTTTCAGCGTAGTTTTGAGCTTCGGCTGCATACTGTCCCAAGGCAACTGTGAACAGGTTTAGGTCTTCTTGGTACTTGTTGGACTCCGTGACCGTCTGTGCAATGAACTGACCGATTTTGCGGAAAGCGACTGCGGCAGTAGCAACATTCAACGCTTTCAATCCGCCCGCGAACTTCCCGGTAGTGGAGGTTGCCTTACTAGCCGAAGCGTTGTATTTCTCCGTGCTAGTAATTAGCTTTTGGATTTTGGACGGGAATGCAGAGAAGCCATTGGACACCTTCTGCATTTCGTCAGCAAAAGGCTTCATGGCGGTGGCAAGGTCTTTAATCTGCTGTGTGAACTTGTCAATATCCGCCGTTTTCAAATCCTCGATCACCTTCGGCAGCTTGGAAAGCTGATTGATAAAGGTGGTCATGTTGGCCTTACCCAACTCGGAGAGAGGGCGTAAACCGTTGGCGAGGGTAGTCAACTTGTCGCCGTCCGTCCATTTTAGGCCAGCAAGAGCGGTGTTGATTGCCGTGAGCTGGTTGGCGATGGAGGAAGAAATCTTCACATTTCCAACCTGACTCAGAGCGGTCAGCGCATTGGCAAGCTGGGTGATCTTCTGCGAAGCGTCACCGCTGTTCAAGCCTTTTAGGGAATTGGAAAGCTCCCGAATACCCTGAGCGGTCTTGCTCAGACCCGTTGCGCCGCCGTTGGTAGCGGTTTTCAAACGATTGAGCGTGTTAATCAGGTTTTGAAGCCCTGTGACCGCCTGCGTACTGTCATTGACGATCTGAAACTCCAACCCCTGAATTTCCACATTATCAGCCACTTACGCCACCACCTTTCTCTTGAAATTTCTTATTGACCGACACCATAAAGGCTTCCATGTATGCCTTGGCTCGGTCATCGTGTTTTTCTTGAAGCTGCTTCTGCTGTTTTTTATCCTGCCGAGTGGACAGCTCATAGGGGCTTTCCCGATACGGTGTGGGTTTGGTTCCCTTCTTGGCAAAAGCACGAAGAATCGGGGCAGCATCAATAAGAGCTTCGTAAAAATAAGCTCCTTGAAGCCACGCCTCTTGATTTTGCAAATCTTGTTTAATCTGTGCCGCCCTTCTGTAATATTTCACCAAATCACAGTCCTGCTCCCAAAATTGTTCGTAGGACATACCAATGGCGAGGTAATACGGAAAGACTTCGTAGAATTTTCCTGTGTAAGCAAAAAGGGCGGCTGGGCGTTGATCGCCGCCGCCCCCCTCGTTATCGGAAAGGCGGTCGCTTACCAACCGGCTTTCCAGCTCAGGTTTCCCTCGTTATCCTCCTGCTGCTCCGGGTCGTCCAGAAGACTCAGCAGAGGTTCGTTATACATCTCCACCAGAGCGGAGATCAGCTCGTCCTTATGAGTCAGGCGAGCATAAATGTTGTCGATCACATCACGCTTCACAAAGCGATGGTGAGCGAGAAACGCACCGGCAAACAGCGCCGGGAGCATAGTCATCGGTTTGCGTTCCACTTCTTCGGCAACAAAGCCGCTTTTCTCCATCATCTCGACGGACTTGCGGGTATATTCCAGCGTGTAGGTAACGCCGGTAGTAGGGTCATTGATAGTCAACTGCTT